GACAGTTTAGGTTCATTAGAAATAACAGCAGCTTTTATAGATGAAGCAAATCAAATAACAGAAAAAGCTAAGAACATAGTAGCTTCTAGAATGAGATATAAGTTAGATCAGTATGACTTAATACCTAAGCTTTTAATGACTTGTAACCCTGCTAAGAATTGGGTATATACTCAATATTACAAACCTGCTAAAGAGGGAATACAAAAACCACACAGACAATTTATACAAAGTTTAGTAGATGATAATCAATTTATTTCTAAGCATTATAAATCACAACTACTTACATTAGATGAATTAAGCAAACAACGACTTCTTTATGGTAATTGGGAATATGATGCAACTAATGATAATTTAATAGAATATGATGCTATACTTAATTTATTTAATCAAACAGGTATTATTGGCGAAAAATACATAAGTTGTGATGTAGCACGTTTTGGAAGCGATAGAAC